ACGTTATATAATTACCACCATTAAATTGTGTTAAATCGTAATATAAACATTGCTTAACAAAGGAAGAATATAAAATATAAAATATGATTATCCTATTATTATTAATATTATCTTTGTATATATTATACGATGCATCTAAATTATCATAAATATTAATATTTGTTTTATTCACACTATTAAATAATGCAATATATTTATTGAAAATATTGATACAATCATAATATGTAATAGAATTATCAATAATATATGCATTAATATAACTCATGTAATCAATTATGTATTTATCTATGCTATTAACAATCATTTTGTATAAATCATAAAATTTATTACTTCCATTTATTAGATTATTTACATTATAATACAGTGATTTATATAATTCCAATCCTTGGTATATATTTTTATTGGTAGTAAATACTTCAAACTGTTTAATATCATATGACTTGTTTATGTAATTACTATTTGTATTATTATTATTCCAATATAATTTGTTCTTATTATAAATATAATTTATAGAATGACTATTGCCACCATCAATATTATCAAAATATACACCTATATTAAATGCAACGTAATTGCTTGTACCAAGGACACTGTTAAAACTTTTTTTATTGAAAAATGAATTTACTAATATATTAACATCACTTATATTATTGAAATATATACTATTATTACTATTATTAAGTGTTTCTATAAAATCATTAAAAATAATATCATCATAATTATACTTTATTGATTTATATATATCACCATATGAAGAAATCTTACTTTTTTTAAAAAAGAAATTTACATAAAATGTAATATTATTTTCATTCAAACTAAGTGCTAATTTATCATCTTGAACAATTGTAATTTCATCATAAATTAGAAAATTATTTATTGGTAATAGTAAATCATTTTTAGCTATTTTAAATGGTGTTAGTTTTTCAAATAATAATTGAGGAAATTCTAAATATGTATTCAAATATAATATTATATAATCTGATAATCTATTATTTGTATTAATATTATTTATATTGCCTTCATTATTTAAAACATAAAGTAAAAATATAAAAATTCTATAAAAAGATGATGCACATAAAAATATAAATTTTGTATAAATATCATCATTATTTAATAATCCATTATCTTCAAAATAATTTTTAAATGTATTATTAAATAATGATGAATCAAACAATGTAAATATTTTTTTAAGAACTTCTTTGTTAGTTATACCGTATGTATTAAATAAAATAGTATTTGTTGATAGATTATTAAAATAACTATATATTGCATTAAAATTTATATGTTTTAACACTGCTTCATTATAATCATAATATTCTGTAATTCCACTTATATTTTCTACGTATGTTGTACTTAGAAAAATACTCTCTTTAATATATGTTGTTTTATACAAATTATATAATTTATTGTAAGTATTACTTATACTTGTTCCGATATTATTACTGTACTCAAAAAGTGTTTTATTGTATGTTATTGATATGCTATTACTGTTACTGTTACTGTTATTAGTACCTGGAATAAACCTTGTTATATATGAAGATAATGGAAATATTTCTGTATTAAAGGCTCCTGTAGTGGTAGTGGGCATAATATCAACATATCCTTTATTATCATAAATTTTAGGTGTTGATAGTGCATATTGAATAGAATTAATAGAAGAAACAATAAAATTGTTTATAGTTGTTAATGTAAATAGTGTAATATTAAATTCAAGACCATTATTATAATTATTATTTATTAAATCAAATAAATTATTATTATTATTAATATTTGCAATTGATGTATTAAATGCATTTATATCAACTAAATCTTCTTTAAACACGTTTGTTAAATTTAATTTGATGCAGCTATTTATTAAAGTTTGGATTATATTATTAACAGGAACAACTGCAAAATTTATTGTATTTAAAAATGATGTATAAATGTTTTTTAGTATTAAAATTATCTGCGATGATGAATATGATGATTTTTTATTTAAAAAAGTATTTGTATTTTTATACAAATTATAATTATATGTAATTGTCTTTAATGATGGAGTGGTAGTAACCAATATTTTATTATTTATTATAATATCCATGATTTTTTCATAAAATGTATTTATATTAGTATTACCACCTATACTCATTAAAATACGAATATTTGTTATAAAACTAAATATAACAGTACCATCAATAATACTATTTTTATTCAATAAATTATATAAATTAGTTTGCATTAATATTAAACTCTCATTAAAATCATTATCATCATAATTACCAAAATAAACATCTTTTTTTAATATATACATATTAATAATATCACCACCTTCATATATTTCATAATAAGTTATATATTCATTGTTATCATCTATATTTTTACTAAATTGTTGAAACTGATTAGATGTTAAATTTAATTGTTTACTACTAACCTTATTATATATAACTAACACTTTATACACTGGTACCTTCGGAGCCATAGGTACCTTCGGAGCCATAGGTACCTTCGGAGCCATAGGTACCTTCGGAGCCTTGGGGGCCAGTAAGGTATAGTTAATTATTTCATCAAATGAATAATCATAATCTATTTTAAAATATAAATCATTTTTATTTATTTTTATAATGACTTTGTACAAATCATTTATTAATAAACATAATTTATCAAATATTGCTTTGTAAAATTGTGGTTTATTAGAAAATATTTTTAATGATGTTTTTTTATTTTCAATCCTGATATAATTAAAATTACTGTAATTATTATCTATTACCGTGTTTATAATGCTTGTATTAATCCCTATTGGGTCCTCAGGATGTACCTGATATATGAAGGAATAGTAATTATATCTTGGATTTATATTATAATAATCGCCGAAGGTGCATGTGGCACCAAAAGTGCATGTGGCACCAAAAGTGCATGTGGCACCAAAAGTGCCTTTGGTACCATTACTTTCAAGATTTATATTAGTATTTAACTTAATTAAATCTATAATACTGCTATTATCAGGTATATATGTTATCATTAATGTAAAATAATTACGATGATTTTTAATATATTGTAATTTAACAATTGATATTTTTTTAATAAGGTTCTTATTAAAAGTGTATTTGTTTACAGTATAACAATTATAAAAATTTGTTATATCAGTATTAAATGTATTATTAACACTACTATAATATTTTAATAATTCTGTATAATTATCTTTTACCTTGAACTTTATGTAAAACTTGGATAATAAATCACCTTTTTTAGGTATATCAAAAATTATAATATGATCGTCTTTTTTATTATTTTTAAATAATTCATCAGTAATAGTATAAAAATTTGTATATCTTTTATATGTAGATTTAAAAAAAGAAATATGCGGATTTTCATGTAAATATTGATATTCATTACCAACGGCAAGTAATTGTATAAATCCCACCGGCATTATAATTAAATTGGATTAATATATATATATTTTTATATATTTATATTATAAACCTTAATGTTTGAACTAAATTGTTTACCTATCCATGGGTGTCAATATGTATACGCCAAACCAGCAATTCCACCGATTATACGTAATATATTATAATTAACATTAATTACTTTTAATGTTATATCAGTGGTACCTATGATATCCGCATCATTCATAACAAAATGCAATGATGTTTTTGGTATTCTACTAAAATTACATGTTCCAGATGGTTGAGTTTCAAGTGGATTTAATGCAAAAGAGTATACATTTACACCAAGAGAAGGTGTTGATTTATATGAATTATATGGTTGAAGAAAATTATAATATTTATATTCTTCATTAATTAATACAGTACCATTTAAAATAATACTTGATTCTTTTAAATATACATACTTTTGATTTTTATTAGGGTGGTTAGTATAGTTAATATAGTATTTATCATAATTATTATTTCCAAAAGTATTGGTACTATTAATAAACCACATTAATTGGTTAGAGCAATGATTAAAATTAAGATCAACATTTATATTAGTAATGCCATTATTAAAATTATTAAAATAATTATATTGTACTTGAGTTATTAAATATTCATGACTTGATTGTGCAAATTTCCTTCTTTCTACATTATCTAAATAAACATATTCAAAAATAGCAGATATTTCTAATTGTGATGTAAAAATATTGTCATAATTATTAATAATATCTTCATATAATGTTGACAAATCACCATGCAAACATTCTTCTATTTTTTTTGTTTTAATTCGTAATTCTATATTATTATATTGTAATGCTATTAATGGAAATGCTAAACCATAATTTTGTGTAAACCAAAATGGAATTGGTAAATATAAATATTGATCATCCTTGTACGATGTTGGTGTATTAATTTTAGATTCATTTCCTATAATACTATTATATAACTGTTTATTTTGATATTTAAGTTCAGAAAATATATTAATATAATCAGCACTAAGTTGATTAATAGGATTACTTCCAATATAAATATCAAGTGTATTAAATAAAAAGATAGCAATTTTATCAATCCATGCTAATTTTAATATTTTATTATTTGTACCGTTTCCATCTATACTGTTTCCATTTATACCGTTTCCATTTATACCGTTTCCATCTATACTGTTTCCATTTATACCGTTTCCATCTATACTGTTTACAATTTTATTATAAACAATTTTATTAAATTCTTCTATTCCTTGTAAATTTTCATAAATAACACTCTTAAAAATATTATAATTTAAATCATTATTTGAATAATCTTGATATATATAAATTAAATTATCACCTGTTTGATTTAATTTGAATAATGAACAATTTTTATAATAGGCACCAGAGGTACCTTCGGTACCAGAGCTACCTTTGGAACCATCTAATAAATTATATAAATATGTAACTGTATAAAAATACTGAATATATTGTTCTATTGAAATGTTTTTTAAAATATATTGTTTTAATTCTTCCATATATGCAATATTGCTATAATCTGTATTAAAAAAATTATTTATAACAAATGTTAATCTGTCTTTAAAAAAAATAAGATAATCATAATATGATAATAATGTTTCATTAATTACTACTGGTACAGATGAATTATTAATATTAAATCCAGGCAATTTTATTTTTAATATTACATTACTTAATAAATCACCATTTTTTGGAATCATTAGCGATGATGTTTTATTGAAATCAACATTATTATCAAATGATGTCTCAACGAATTTAACACCAAAATTTGTATAACGTCTATATATTACATTAAAAAATGTTATTTCAGGATTTCCTGTTAGCATAATATCTTGATTGCCAAATGATGATATTTGTATTAATCCACCTGTCATAATAATAATAATTATATTAATTATATTAATTATAAGTAATATGTTTTATATAAATAAAAATTGAATATAAATACTATTTATGTATCGTATCCTAATTATTATATATCACGCCTCTAACAAAATGCGTCATTACAATCGAGCGTTGACACAATATGAGGAAGAAAAGTTGGTGGAGTGGTGCACGAGGTGTGGAAAGGTAGATCAGCGGTTGATATACATGGTGTGTGGATTATGCTCACGTTCGAATATGTACACACCGAACTGTGCCCCATTTCTGAAGAAGTGGGCGGTAGCAATTGCGTGTTGTACCGTCGCAAATGCACGTATAGGGGCAACTGACAATACGTCCCCAACATCGAAGGCTCTGCAAACAATATATGCGTGGAAACTATTCATGCTGCTTGGTGGTCACCTACTTCTAAGCGGACGCAACCCAACTGATGCAGACTTGCGTTTGCTTGAGAAGCTGACGGCGGACCCGGACATAAGTGATGGTCGTAAGACCCTGGTGCGTGCGTTTATTAGTCACCATAGAAAGAGTGAGATGGCGGACCAGTGTGTTCTCACGACAATCTTTATCATGCAAAGCATGGAAAAAAGTAATCCATGCATAGATGCAATGAATGTCAAAAATGCATTGATTGCGATCATGAACATGTTCGTAAAAGGGGATATTACTCTGTGGGAACTTCAGGGCTACATGGAGATACTGCGCACCGGTGAATCAGATCCGAATACCAATGGCATTATCAAATTGCTGACTGGGTTGTATGACGGCAGTGCATCTCTGGATTCCATGAAGGCCATAATCGTGCAGCTGATTGGATATGTAGCAACAAACACACCAGATACATGCAACGAGGAAGCATTGCTTGCATTGTATATCCTTACAAAGATACCCCTGGATGATAAGTTGCAAGGTGTTAAAGAGGCGGTTCAGGTGGATTATGCAAGAACGATGGCGTTAAACCTCAAGCTCGACGACCTTTGTATCCGTCTGACAGAGTCGCATGATAATACCCGTCGCAAAGAAGAAGATGTGTCCAAACAGATAGGATCGGTGGTGGTGGACATCAAATACTGGTATGCCTATCTGAGAGAAACGCGTCCTCAGAAGTTCAGAAATTTTATAAATTAATTTATAAATTAATTTATATTATTGGTAAAAACTATAAAAAATAATTTCTCTTGATATGTTTCATTTGTTAATAATGAAATTGAATTTAATGATAATGTACGACAATTATCTTTTTTATCATAGAAATAAATATAATCAAATGGATGATTTTTATTACCACTTAAATAACCAATTTTAATAGTAACAGGTATTAAATCATTTTTATTATAATTTGGATTATTTTTAATAAACTCATTTATTTCATCTTCTTCATTAATATTTTCTATTACTGATACAACTTTAAAATAAACATTTTTGTATAAATTTCTACTATTAATATTTTTAAGAATATTGTTTATAAACATTATATTTGCTATAGTGGCATCGCTAATACACTCAGATGTAAAATTTAAAAGTGTAGTTGTTGTATTAAATATCGTCGCATCAGTTAACTCATTAAACCTATCAACATTAAAGCCGTCTGTGCCAAAAAATACGCTTTTTATATTTATAAGACTATCTAATTTATCAAGAATTTTTTTAATAAATAATTCAATACATATAACCGTTTTATGATTATAGAATTGTTTATGTAAATCATATCTTGTTCTAAATATTTTGAGTATATCATAACTATTCTTTTCTGGAAAACATATATTGTCATTTATAACTTTTACATTAGTTATAACTCTCGTAAATTGAAATGACGTATTTAGTCCAAGATAAAATGAATCTCTGCATATGTAATCTAATTTATCAACATCTAATCCATTTGTGTTATTTGATACAATTTGAAAAATAAAATTTTGTGGCGTATCTTTTGTTGGATTTATTAATTCAGCTATAAATTTAAATGCATTATCGTCAATAAACTCTTTTAATAATTTATCACCTATCCAAGTTGTATTAATAATTTCTTGTAATATACGCACTGACCTATTTTCATGATGAACCATAACATTATCTCTTAAATCATCCTGAGTTAATAACCATTCATCAAATAAATGACTAAGTGGACCATGTCCTAAATCATGACATAATCCTGCAATTTTAATTAATTCAATTAAGTAGTTATCTAATAATACATCCTTATTGATGTCTATACACCACCCTGTGTCCTCTGCATCAATGGTATTTAAGTCACGTAAAGATAGAATATAATTTTTTATAAATGGAACTTTTAACAAAGAATTATTAATTTCTTTAATATCTGAATTATTAATAATATTAATTAATAATTTTTCAACAAGATGATATGTTCCAATAGAATGTTCAAACCGTTTATTATTTGCAGTTGGAAATACTAAAAAACAAACACCTAATTGTTGTAAATATCGTAAACGTTGAAAGTATGTACTATTAATTATTGCACTTGCTATAACTGTTGTTGTAATTGTATCATGTATAACATCTCTAAAAATATTTGCTTTTTTAAAAAATATAGAATTTATCATTTACCCAAGGGTTATATCTATGTTAATAAGATATCTTTATTTATATTTATTAAATCAATTTTTATAACATGTAAGGAGTATAATTTTATTGTGGTCATTAGGTACAAACAACTATAAACAACTATAAAAAGCACTTGTTAATTGCAGATAATTACTTATTGACTTACTCATAATATATGAATAGTTTGATAATATATCAATAATATTTATACGTATATCTTCAGAACTGTCAACATTTTTTAAATACTGAATAAAATGTAATAATATATCTAATGAATTATAACCATCATTCTTAAATTTATTAATAATTTTAGTTATATTAACAATATTTTTATTTAATATATTTGTATACAATTCATCAAATACTATTTTAGAAGGAACATCACAAATCATATTTATATTACTGATCGTTATTTTATTATAACTATAATATGTTAATTCCAATATATTTATCGATTGTCTTATATCTTTTTGACAAAGTGTAAAAATATATTCAAAGACATTTGGTTCATATTCAATATTTTCATTTTTACATATGTGTTCTAATCGTTGAATATAATGATTTGATGGTGATCTAATAAATTTAATTATAACACATCTACTTTGAATTGATTCAATTATATCATTTGAATTATTACATGTAAAAGCAAATCGCGTTGTTGGATATTTTTCCATTATTAAACTTATTAATTTTTGTGCTTTCGGTGTTATATTATCCGCTTCATCTAATATAAGCAATTTATGTTGTGCATAACCTTCAATATATTCTACCTTCTTTTTGCAAAAATTTATAATAGTATCTTGTACAGATTTAATGCCTCTATCATCTGATGCATTTAATTCAATTACAGAATCTGATATTGTTTTGCGTGGATAAATTGCTTTAGCTATGCAATGTATTGATGATGTTTTTCCTACTCCCGACTTTCCTGTAAATATTAAATTAGGAACATCCTTATTCAAAATTATATTATTTATCTTTGTATTTATAATCGGATCAATAACCAATTCACTTAATTTGCGTGGTCTATACTTTTCAGAAAATGGCAATTTATCCTTACTGCATCCTGTACTTGTACCCAGTTTATTAATATCTCCACCCTGCTTATTAATATCTATATAAGCTTCTTCCATATTATTTTTATTAATTAATAGTATATATTAATTAAAGTTTATATTAACAACTTTTACTAAGGTTTATAAGTTATAGTTATAGGAGATATGTTTATAAGAAAGTTTATAAGTTATATAAAAGTGTAAACAAAAATCAATTTTTATGCAGGCTTCAAACATTCTGCAATTTTTTGACGAATAATATGCCTATCAAATTGAGGCCATGTAAATGGTTCATCTGTATTATTGTGTTCTTTTATCAAGGCATAATTTTTACATTGTACCTCATGTAATAGCTGTAGAAGATTTTTGGACGCATCTTGATGACTTATGTACCGTAATTCCATCAATACAAAGTCTACCTGTAATAGCTTCAATGTCAATGATTTTTTGTTTAATCATATCATGAAATTTTCGTAGATGTGCTTCAGCATCAAGGTATAACTCCCGTCTGGTATAATAACTTCTCTGAAGATTACGTAGTATAACTTCTGAGAAACCTTCTACATTTTCTAATATTTTTAAAAGTTCGGGTGGCGAATGTCTTGGAACGCCAAGCCGTATTTGATGCATATCTTGTATCATTTTTTCTATTAAGGCTAATGCAGTCAACATTGTTGGAATTGTACTGGCATATTCATAAAGTTCTTCAAATGAACGTACAAATTCTACTTCTGTCGGTCTTACCCATAACTGAACGGGGTCTGACGGAACGGGGTCTGAAGGAACTGACATTGCAATGCTTATGTGGACTATCGGGGCTATGGGGTTGTGAAATGTTGATTAATTATTATTTGTAGGATTATTCAATATAAACAAAAATCAATTTTTTATGCATTAACTATTTTATTTTTGCCAAACTGATACGATGATACTATTTTTTTAATATTATTTTCAGTATTATTTATTTCAATATCTTCTTTTATCATTTTTTGTTTTTTGATGTCACATTCTTTTTTAATAAGATGTTCTTCAATAAATTTATCATCTTCTAAATCTATAAACATTTTGGTTATAAATGCATTTACATCACTTTTATCATTTTTGGTGTTATTGCTGCCACCTTCTTCATCATTACATTCATAAGCATCATCATATGTAAAGTCTTGAATAAACCAATCATTTTTTTCATAAATATATTCTCTTTTATTTGCCCACTTTTGATAAATGGATAATACATCACATATATCAATAACGAGTGGTATTGATTGCATATCATCTAATTTATCTTTTCTTAAAATTCTACCGATAGATTGATTAATTGATTTTTCCATTTTAATTGGATTGGTTAGGATGATTGTATTAAGTTTATCAATATCAAGACCTTCTTCTGCTAATTGCATAGTAGCAAATATAATATCACCATCTTTTTCTGCTAATTTACGTTCTCCTTTTTTAGTAGAACCCATGTAAAAATATGTATTATAAATATGTTCTTCATTTGAATCTTTAATATATTTATCAACACCTTTCTTAATTTTTTCAAGATGTTCTACGCGTGAACTAAGAATTAATATTTTTCTACCACCTCCTATACATTTCAACATGTCAATCATCTTAATAATTAATCTTGTTCTTGTATTTGTATTAGTTATAACTTCAATCATTTTATTATGATCAGGTCTTATTGCTCCTTTAATCCATCTTTTTTTTTCTTTATAAAATGGATTTTTAGATGAAAAGAAGATTCTTTTAACAAATACACGATAATCATATACTTTTTTCATTTTATATATAATATCCCCAATACACCAATTAACAACTTTCATCATACCATCTTGTCTTTCAGGTGTTGCTGATAATCCGATTGTATATTCAGCTGATGTTTTTAATAAACATTTTGAAAACATTCTTGAACCTAAATGATGAACTTCATCATATATAACTAATCCAAAATCTTTAAAAATATCATCTTCATAATCAATACAGCTAATAGAATGAACCATACCGACAACTATGTCATTATTTATTTCTACTTTTTTTTGTCTTATAATTCCAACAGATGCATTAGTAAATGCTTTAATTCTTTCAATCCATTGATCCTGTAAAAATTCTTTATGAACAACTATTAATGTTTTTAATTTTAATAATGATGCTAAATATATTGCTATAACCGTATTATGTGTAACTGTTAGATCTGCTAAAACAAATCGCCTATTTCCATCTATTTCAAAACCATAATAATTATCATAACCAACCTTTTCTATAGTTATATCATAATGCTGTTCATTACACATTATTAAATTTCTATCAATGTATAAAGAATTATTTATTTTATAGACTCTAATACCAAGGGAACGTATTATGAATAAAATATCATCAAGTAATTTATTATTTACATGATTGTATATGTAAAAGTTATTTATAGGCTCTAATTGTGATAATAACCCCTTTATAAATTGCAATCTTATATTATATGACCCATGACCAATTTCAGTACTAATTCCTATTTCAACACATTCAGCATTCTTGAATATATTTAAACCATATAAATAAGAATCTTTATCATAATTATCATTATTTTTAAAGTCAATAGCAACTCTATAACCCTTATAATTACAACTAGTCATTTTTAAATAATCTTTAACAGAAATATCTATTGTATTTAAATTATTATCTTTTAATGATAAAATATGACTTTCATTAACAACATACTCACTACTGCCACCACCGCCACAGGTGCCTTTGGCACAGGTGCCTTTGGTATATGCATTTAGTAAACAAGGGTTAATAATCTCACTTATTTTATACATCATTTCTTTTCCTCGTGCAAGTGATAAAACTTTTCTTGGTGTTGAATCATCACCCATGAGTAAATCACCAACTTTAACATCTTGTACAGGAACAATAGTTCCATTATATAATAAAATTTTTGTATTATAAGCTAAACATTTACCACCACCACAACTAAGCGAAATTATACCACCTTTTGGTTTATTAACTTCATTCTTAAATTTCTCATTTATATTTTTTATTATTTCTAATTGATATTCTCTTAATGAACCATTAAATGCAATATCAATACTTTTGTGTTTATATTTATACTTTTTAATATTAAAAGTTATATTTTCAAACTTGATATTTATAATAAATTTTGGAAATACAATGAATGTATCATCTTCATAATATATATTATACGACATTGTTCCTGTACCAAAGGTACCGTTGGTATCACTGAAGGTGCCGTTTGTACCGTTGGTATCCGTTGTAGGAATAACAGTAAAATAGTCTACTAAAAACTGTTTAGTTATATCAGTAATACTATCTTTTTTAATACAATATCCATAATTATTTAAAAAACCGTTTATAATTATGGTTTTATTTATAATTATGGCTTTATCTATGCTTTTAGTCATTATATACACCCTTAGATACCAAAAATATAAGGACTTGTTATGTATATAAGAAATATAGGTTATATTTTATAAACTATATGTATATATAACATCAATTTTTATTATGCAAAATGAAAATAAGGGATTTTATAATAATATAAATGAATTTTTAGGTATTTATTTAGGGTACAAGTCTTTATATATATATTCAATCTTATTAATAAGTTTATTATATATTATGCTCGTTTATAAAGAAACATCAAATAATACTATACAATTTTTTAATAATGAAAAATATAGAATAGGTCTATTTATAGTTATTATATTTATTACAAATAATAATATTTATGTTGGATTTATTATGACATTGATTTTATTAGCATCAATGCAAATAGTTACATGTAAAAATATTAATGATGAAGTTGATAATCTACAAATTTAGAGAATTGTAATATTATTTTTTACAAATTAATAAAATGAGTTATCTATAATATCTTTCAATTACTGTCTCTATAATATCTTTCAATTATTGTCTCTATAATATCTTTCAATTATTGTCTCTGTTATATCTTTCAATTACTGTCTCTTTTATATCTAGATCAACCATAGATTGAATTATAAAGAAAATAACTACCATTACAGTCATGATATTGTATAAACATACAATGTATTGTTATAATAAGTATTCAATTTTATTTAATACATAAAACTATTTTTATAATTTTAATATATATAATATGTTATTTAAAAAAACAAATATAATGATATTTTTAATATTAATATTATTTTTATTAATCATTTTCATATTTTATAATAAGAATAATAATACAACTAATACGATCAACAAAAATAATGACAATTTTGAAGTTAAACCTAATAATGGAAATAATATTAGATTCGCTACAGATAGCCAAATCATAAATAATAAAATAAAATTAGTGAATAAAAAAGATAGTTTATTACAAAAAATGATAAGAGATGATTTAGAAAAAGATGATAAAAATGTTTTAACCACATTAGAACATATAAATGATGATGATAAAAAGATTGCAAATAGAAGAGATGGTGCAGATAATGATGATAAATATAACGGATATAATAACTTCGTAAACTTACGTACCGATTCATATGCACCAATAACATCAATTGGCAAACAGTTAATAACAGCATTTGATGATCTCCCTGTAGCGTCGTAGACCCTTATGACCCTAATCAAATGTCAGCACCTTTGCCGAAGGCACCTTTGCCGAAGGCACCTTTGGTGGTGGTGGTGGTGGTGGTGCTTGTGCTTGTTTGAGAAGCAATTTTAGTTCAGCGATGCATTGCTTGAGGTCCTTGATCTCCTTCAGCAACTTCATCGCACGTTCATCAAATGACTCGCTGCCGTCATATTCATCAAATGCTACAATTGCTGGTTCCGGACCAGAAATGATTTGTGCATCAGATGGCTCCAAAACCTTTACATATGCCAACAAAGCAGGGTTACATCTGTCTTCTGGTGAAAGGTGTGGATATTTTGGCAAGGACTTAACCAACATACACTCTGTACGTGATTTGTCAACGCCTGCGTTTTCAAACAAGACGTAGTGAAATTTGCCATCTGCTTGCTTTTTGGCAATAATACCAATAAGGACTTATAAATAATTAATATTTAAATTTTTTTACTATAAAAAATTATAGTAAAATATTATAATGTCTTTTATTTTTTAGATGCTTTCTTGGTTCTATTATTTCTAATTTCTTCGCCAATTTTGGTTACTTCATCAGCTACTTTAGATTTGCCGTGTTTGCTAACATATTCATCAAAAATTTCTAACATTTTCTTATTTAATGCTTTATAATCAGTCACATCTTTAACTTCTTTTTTAGCAGGAATTCTTAATTTTTGATTTACAAAGGAAATTAAACCAGGTCCACCTTTGCAACCTAATTTATCTTGAATAATTCTATTAGTTTTAACACCTTCTAAAAGTGCAGGTGGTGCAGTTCTTCCACCAACTAAATCAATTGCTCCTCCTTTCATGGATTTCTTAGAACCTTTCTTGGAACTAGATTTTTTAGAACCCTTCTTGGAACCTTTCTTGGAACCAGATTTCTTAGAACCTTTCTTGGAACCAGATTTCTTAGCACCTCCTTGCTGTTGTTGTTTTCCTAATTCTACATGAAGGTTATTAAGTTCTTTTAATAAGTTTTCAGTTGATTGAAGATTTTCTACTTGATTATTTTTACTACTGTTTTTAAAATTTTCGTTAGACTTTTCCATTATTAATTATATATATATATATATATATATTATATTAAAAAAAATATTTCTTATTATACATAAGCATCAAAGGTATCAACGGTGCCAAAGATATATGTAAATTTTATCAAAATACATGGCTTGTAAGTAGAAACAATTTAATAAACAGATTATATAAAAATTGATTATATATTCAAATATACTTTTATAAAATATAATAAAGCATAAGCCAATATTAATTATTATAGTTATATTTAGTTATAAATAATAATGGGTGTTCCTGGATTTTTTAAATGGTTATTGGATATTGAAAAAAAAAATAAAAATTTAATACGATGCACTATTAACAAGAAGATTAAATATTTAATGTTAGATGCTAATTGTTTATTACATCCATGTGTTAATCATGTAATACAAAAAATTAAAAATAATAATGTTAATAATAAACATAACTATACTAGAGTAAAAGTAGAAGAAGAGATATGGCAATTAATTACAAATAGAATTGATGAAATGATAAATACATTACAACCAGAAATTCTTTATATTGCAATTGACGGTGTTGTTCCTATAAGTAAAATATTGCAACAACGTCAAAGAAGACATAAATATTATTATGATAATGATATTGCTTCTAAGAATGAAATTTGCAATGATATTTATCCTATATCATCAATTGAATTAACACCTGGAACTGATTATATGGAAAGAATACATCTAAAAATGATTGAATACTTGAAGAAGAAAAAAATTAAATATATTTATTCATCTTATCATGAAGAAGGTGAAGGAGAACATAAAATATTAAAATATATAAAAACTAATATTAAAGATAATGATGCAATTGTTATTTATGGTTTAGATGCTGATTTGTTATTTCTTGCATTATCAGCTATGGTTACTACAAAGGACACATGTGGTAGCGGTGGTGGTGCCATAGATATGTATATAATGAGAGAAAAACCTGTATTTCAAAATAAAGAAGTTGATTTAGATGATAGTACTAATACAGAATACAATTATGTAGAAATAAAAGAATTATATAATGTTATTAGTAATACAACAATAAATATACCAGTGCCTGATTTTATTGTTATTTGTTATTTAATTGGTAATGATTTTATGCCACATTTATTAACAATAACATTTAAAAAAAAAGGATTGGATAAATTAATTAATGCTTATGATAATGTTATTAAAAAAATAGGTAAAGATAAAACAATTGTTGAAAAGAATAAAGATGGTATGTTTGAAATTAATTATGACTTCTTATATGAATTATTTATTGAAATACAATATACTGAAAGAAATATATGGAAAAATATTAATAGACCCTACCAACATACATCAAAGGGTCCTACAGAATCAAACGGGCATACATCAAAGGGTCCTACAGCATCAAACGGGTCATCGGGGCCGATGGTCAATACAATAACAGAGGATAAAATAGAGTTTAAAGATGATAATGAATACTATAATCATTATTTAGGCATTAATGAACTTGAAATTAATAAAAATACTAAGAAATATATAGTTTTAAAATACATTGAAGGGATAGAGTGGTGTATGAACTATTATTTAAATAATCGTAATTCATGGTCATGGGGGTTTTCATATCCTATTGCACCACTTATCCAAGATATTATAACATACTTCCCCCAACACAACAAACAGCAAAGGTGCTTTCAGAAGGACGGTAAAGGAGATTATGATGGTAGATTACTATGTCCAATGGAACAATTAATATTAGCAATACCTAGAGAAACATATAAATATGTATTATCAACTGAATTAATTGATAAATTAAGGGAAAATAAAATTATTGGATACATGTTTCCATTATCATATTCTATTGATATTAATAAAGATGATTTGTATTGGAAATGTCCAGTATCTATACCTACAGTAGATTATGATGAGTATATAAGAGAAATTAAAAAAATAGACATATTAAAAACAGCAAAAAATAATTTGAATATAAATGAATTAAATGTATTTAATAATCTTTAAAAAATACCCTTTTTATAATAAGTATATAACATAATAATAATATATTAATTATAAATATATTACTTATAAATATATTCATAAATGGAATTCTTAAATAAATCAAATAATATATTAAATATTAATAATTACGCTAAAGATATGAAAATGAATAATAACCTTTTACCTATAACAACTGTACCAATCAAAACCCAAACCCAACCTATAACAACTATACCAATCAAAACCCAAACCCAACCTACAACTATATCAACATCTATAGCTATAGCTCCAGGAAACAAGGGGAGTAATACTACAATTAATAATCGATTATTAAGTATTAAAAAATTAATGGAACAAGCAAATTTAGAAACTGTAAATCCATTAAATAATGTGAATACAAGCATGGATACAGAATTTTATACAGGACCCAATGACAATAAAAGTTTAGATTCACGAATTGTTTTAAATAAAAAATCATTAAATTTTTATAAAGTAATAAATCAATTAGATAGTAAATTATTATATATTAAGAGCGGTGCATATGGGAATACATTTAAAGGTATTATTACAGATGATAATGATAATGAAGTTTATGCATTTGCGGTTAAAGTTGTTGCATATCCAAAGAAAGATGGATATGGTTCATTATATAACATAACAAGACCAGAAAATGCAGAGATATGTATGTTAAAATTATTATCATATTTTGTTGTTAAATGTCAAACACCTCATCTCATATTACCAATTTGTACATTTAACACAAGTATAAAACCATTTTTAAAATTACAAGAAGAAGATATTGTACCAGCAGATAATCAAAAGTATTGTGATTTTATTAAAAATCATAATGAGGGTAATTATTATGAGCAAGTTTCTGTAGTTATATCAGAGTGGGCAAATAGGGGTGATTTGGGAATGTTTCTTAAAAAGAATTATAAAAAATTACAATTAATTCATTGGCAATGTATATTTTTTCAAATAATTTCAACACTCGCCGTTATTCAATGTAAATATCCATCATTTAGGCATAATGATTTAAAAGCGAATAATATATTAATATCAAAAGTTGATACGTGTAATAAGAAGTTATTGTATAAAGTTAATAATAAGGAGTATATATTACCAGCAATAGGATATTGTATTTATTTATGGGATTTTGATTTTGCATGTATTCCAGGGGTTGTTGAAAATAGTAAAGTATATCAAGAATGGACACAAAAAATTAATATAACATCTACAGAAAATAAATATTATGATATTCACTATTTCTTTTGTACATTGATTTATAAAGGATTTTTACCTGAAATAATGACAGATCCTATTGTTCCAAAAGAAGTTAAAAGTTTTATTCATTATGTATTACCAAATGAATATAAACCAAATCATGCTAAAAATAAAGTTAATAAAAGATGTCGTTTACTTGTTAATGATGAACTATATTGCCCAGCTGATTTATTAAATCATGAATTTTTTAGAGCGTTCCATACTCCAACGCCTACACCGAAGGCACCTTAAGTAATACATTTATAACATTGTTAATGATGAACTATATTGCTCAGCTGATTTATTAAATCTTTCTATACTCCAATGCCTACACCGAAGGCACTTTAGGTTTAACATTTATAACATTGGTGATGTGGAACTATATTGCCCAGCTGATTTATTAAATTTTTACTATAATCACAATTTCATGATAATTTCAATACTTTTATACTGTTAACGTCACATATAACTATATTCCCATTACCATCAATTTCAATACCATATGGGTTGGTTAATTTGGTAACATCTTTTTTTATAGTACATTTTAGTGCACCTGATTTATAATTAAGTATGTGTATAGAACCATCATAATAATTAGATAATATAATATGACCATTACTATCAAGTACAAAACTCATAAGTGATCTATTGCCTTCTACAGGTATTGGGAAAGAGCGTAATACTGTACCATTGTCATAATCAATAACTTTAATATGGTTTTTATACTTTAATGCATATTCCCCAACTTCTCCATAATGGAATACAACAAGGTTGCCATCATAGTCAAATTTAATATCACCATTACAATATGCGTCAAAAGTATGTTTAAAATTACCATCATTGTCAAACACCCTTATACCCCCCCCACCATTTAAAACTACAATATCACCGGTTCTACTACAACAGATAGCTGTTGGAAAAGTAAGTAAAACATTACCATAAATATCATTACCTATACCTATAGTACTTACGTATTTATAATTATTATCATACTTTTGAATACGATTATTATATCTATCAACTATTAACATATTGTTGTGTCTGTCAAATACAATACCAATTGGATTATCAAATTGGGAATTACCTGTTCCTACTGTGGAATCACCAATACTTCTTAAAAGAGTCCAATTACTATCATAAATATTTACGCCGTTATTAAACGTAATAGCGATATGACCATGACTATTAAATGCAATACATCTAGGGACTTGTAATGTTATTACATCACTTATCTCCTTAAATGTTTTTACATTTATATTTACAGCACCTAATGCACCTCCAATTTTATTTTTTAAATTTATATATTTAGTTTTATTTTTTAAATTTATATATTTAGTTTTATATTTTAAGTATTTATCATTATAATTATTCATAGTATATAATATAATACAATAAATTATTTTATAATTAAGTATATTGTAATTAAGTACATTAAGTAAAAATTGATTAAAATATAATATGCTTATAACATTTTATTACAATTACCATGTCAGTCATGACACTTACATATGTTGGTTGTGGTACTGATTTCACTATTTTGCCACTTTTTCCAACTGTAAAATTATTTATTTACATTGATAGTTTACCTAATAGTGCTTATGGATTATTTCGCTATGACCAAAAAAATGAATATAATCATCAGTATATTCATACATTTGCCAAAACTATACCAAAAGAATTTACAAAAATAAGTTTAAAAAATGAATATCCACATGTATATTATAATCATAATACAGAGCAAACATTAGTACATGCATTCAGTATGCCTTATCCATTATCACCTACTAAAATATTGGTAAATATACAGTCATCATTTAATATGATTGTTACACAGGATGATATTAAAAAAATAAATAATTTAGTTGCTGGTACAACGCACTTACTTGTTAAAGGATATCATCCAAATGCATCTATCTTTAATTATATTCATAATAAAAAAGTTATATTTATAGCAGACTATAATACATGGTACCCCGATAATAAATCTAAATTAGATAATGAAGATGAACATAAATTACCAACTCATTTATTATTTAATACTAATAATATTAGAGATAGAATTAGTGATATTATTTATATTGATGATAAATGTAAGATGCATACATATACGGATTATGATGAATTTTTGATGAAAAAATAATATAACTAATGTATTTCTATTTTTTTGATGATTTTTTTGATGCCTTTTTTGATGATTTTTTTGATGCCTTTTTTATTATTTTTTCATAACCAATTATATTATTATTTTCATCTAAATAATTTATTGAATCTAATTTATCATAATCATTATAAATAATATATGCATCAGCAGTGCCTTTGGAATCATTATTTGTATAATTTTTAATATTATTTAGAGCATTACATTCAAATACAATATTTTTAATTAAATCCAAATTTATTTTATATATTTCATGACCTTTTTTATATTCATAATCTTTAAGAAATAGTTTTATACATAATTCAACTTTTTTAGGATCATCTATTAGCATTATAAATTTTATATCGGGGTGTGTATCTATACCAGTTGCATATGTTCGCAATCTATTGCGTATATTTGTTGTTTTTCCAACCTTGAAAATATTTTTATTTTTATTTACTAATAAAATATATATACATTTATTTGTATTATTTTTATTTATCATTTCGTGTATATGATTTTTATAATAATTGATAAATTTACGTAATAATATAAAATAGTCTCTAACTTTTTCTGCTTTTTCTGCTTTTGATACCATACATATTCTTTCAAATGTATCAAAAGAAATATAATATATAACATTTTTTATATTTTTTTCTTTTTTATAATTAAATTCTATAATTTCATAATCAATATTTACATTATATTTCTTTCTAAAACGAGAATAAAATTCTTTTCTTTCTTTTATATCTAAATAATCTAAAACATTATCTAAAATAATACCAAATTTATTATATTCACATTTTTCATAAAATGAAAAATATTCATCAATAAAATTATTTGATATTGCGGTATATTTTTTCAAAAAATTTTTTAAAGTTATCATATATACAATAATATTATATAATATTATATAATATTATAATAAAAAGTTTAGATAGGGGGGGGTACCCCCCCCTATCTAAATGACAAACCTTTGTATATATAAACCATACATGTATGATAAACTCTATGTACACACTTGATTCTATAAAATTTAACAAGAAAAAAACCTAAATATCATGTTATAAATTACTTGATTATTTAGATAAACTAAACATCACTGCTTCAGGGTTTCCAATCAAAGATTGGAAGTTGTTTTTTACAAAACAACAATTTAATTATTGGTGATATGAAACATCACTTAATAATGCATAGCGTTATTAAACCTCTTTAGAGGTGATGATGAAAAGAATAATATTTTTGTTTACATTTGTTCATTTTGAATTTATTTATATATAAATATAAATTATATATAAATATGTTTTTTGATGTTGGTTCAAATATTGGTAACTGGGCTTTAGCAAATATTGATTATTGTGATAAAATAATTTCAATAGAAGCATCACCTATAACATTTAATAGATTAGTAAATAATTGTAAAAATGATAAAATAATTTTACTTAATTATGCAGTTTGTAATAATAATGGTAATGATATAACTTTTTATCATGCATATGATGATGTATTATCAACTATAAATAAAGATTGGTTAACAAATGAAACTTCAAGATTTTATAATCAACCATATACAGAAATCACTTGTAAGACAATAAGTATAGACAAATTAATAGAACAATATGGAATTCCAGATTTAATAAAAATAGATGTTGAAGGTGGAGAGTATGAATGTATTGCTTCATTAACTCAAAAAGTTAAGTTACTTTGTTTTGAATGGGCGGCTGAAACTAATAATATTACTATTAATTGTATAGATTATTTATTTAATTTAGGTTATACACAATACTATATTCAAAATTCTGATAATTATTTATTTAGACCACAAGATAATGAATTTTATGATATTGATACTGTAAAAACAAAATTATCAAATACTATGCCAAAACAAGATTGGGGAATGATATGGTGTAAATAATTGGAATTTAGAAAGATACATCCTACATCCTACATTTCCCATCTTACATTTCCCATCCTACATTTCCCATCTTACATTTCCCATCCTACATTTCCCATCTTACATTTCCCATCCTACATTTCCCATCCTACATTTCCCGCCCTACATTTCCCATCCTACATTTTACATATTCTTCGGTCATAGGTCTATAGAGATTCTTGTGACGTTATATTAAGTTCATCTCCATAATAGAACCAATAACCACCATATATACTACATTCATTGAATAATTGTGGATATATATTTTTATCAATATGTTTTACAATCCAATTTCCTCTTTTACCATCTAAATTAATTTCATCTATATTTGGTATATTTGTTATAACTGATGAATTAAAATATTTCACCACGGCACCGTTGGTCCATCCATTTTCCCTACTGTATAAGTGACCTATTGTAAAGTTTCTATTTTCCATATTAATTATAACTATTATTTATAAAAATATTTTTATAAACCATAAACATATCAATCGTAAACAGGACCTATACCATTATCATAAATCCATCTAACAAATTCTTTAATGTATGAACGCCATACTTTTTTACCTTCTTCTGTATCATATTCATTTTTATTGTCACTTGGAATACCATAATTTTCATTTATTTCAATTAATATAACAGTAAAATCATCTTTTATCATAAAATCAATTCCAAATACTTCAAAACAATTTTTACTTTCAGAAAAACATTTTAGATGCGGTTTAACAATTTCTGCAACTTTTGATAATACTAACTCCATTTGTGATAAAACTTTTTCTGTATTTTCTTTTCCATAATTAAATTCTTCTGAAAAAAATATATTATGGGTTGTTGATCTACCATATGTGTCGTGTATTTCTAAATTATGGTAATCACTTTTAGCATGCATTATACGACCATGTAAATTAGTGGTCCATGTTATATTACCTTTATTATTTAAAAATAGTATATGTACACGTATATGAAACTTTTTATTATGATATAGTAACAATGGTTGTATATACTCTGATGCTATAATCTTCTTGTATTTATTTCCAGACTTATACTTATTTATAACCGCTTCTAATTCTTTTTTATTGATAACATATTCAATACCTTCACCTGAACCTACCTCTTTGCCAACTGGTCTTATGATATAAACACCATCTTTAATTTTAATATCCGTTTCAAGTATATTAAAAGTTTTTGCCATGTGTTTATCTGCAATTTCTGGGAATTGTTTTTTCATGTTTTTATATAGTTGATATTTATTAACTACAACATCTTTACCTTTTTTATATGTATCATCTCTCCAAAAGAATGATTTGATATTTGATTTTATATCATATATTTTACTATAATTTCGCTTATCTTTTAATTGATTGTAAAAGAATTTGTAATTTCTTGAATAAAATAAATCAACATATTCTGGAAACTCATTTATATCCTTTCTTAACCACCCTTACTGTCCAATAACTCTACAAACTCTTCCTCTATATCCTTTTCCTTATCTGCAAATATATACATTTTTTGGGTTATAGTACGACCTAATGATGATGTTATAGCTTTTGTTTTAGAATTGCTATTTATAAAAAATGGTTTAATTATATCATCGTATATCCAATTATACATTTTATTTAAATAATCAATAAATGTTGGATTAATATTATAATGATTATATTGAGATCTTCTATTTATTTCTAATAATTTAACTACATAATCTGTAGTAACCATAAAATCAGCACCATAAAAATGAAAACATGATTCAAATTCATCATAACATTTTAATATATTCTTTTTAAAAATTTCAACACAAAATTTAGTAATATAATCAATTTGATTTTGTATATTTTTTTTTATATCGTCTGATAAATCTAAATCTTCAAAGAAAATTGGTTGTGGTGTAGATTTACGATGTGTATCATGTATATCTACATTACTATAATCATCATTTACAAAATTTATTTTTGCTGTAAATATAATATTATTTAAATAAATATGGTATGTTACTACATTATTATTCAATAAAATTATAAAATATACTCTCATATGAAATTTTTTATTATCATATAATAATGGATTAGTAATATATTTACTTGCTATAATCTGTGTATATTTTGGTAATAATAATTTTTTAACTTTATCTAATTCATCATCATTTTTTATAACATGTATATCAATACCACCACTTGAATTAACAGGTTTAATGATATAAACATTATTATTTGTTGTTTTCATAGATAAAAAGTCTACTGTTTCAGCAAAATATTTTTTTGCTACATCAGGAAAGTATTTTTTCATATTAAAATATAAATTCTGTTTATTGTATATGCTATTTTCATATTTATTATTTTCATAATTCTCATTATAAAAAAATGAACCTAATTTTGCTTTTATATTATAAAATTTGTTTCTATCCTTGTAATTTTTTATATTACTGTTAATCATAGACATACTAACACAAAATATTAAATCAACATATTCTGGAAATTCGTTAACATCTTTTTTAACCCAACCTTTTTTTCTCATAATTTCATCAAATATTTCATCATGATATAAGGCACTAATATATGTCCTTTCTTTTACTACCGTTGTCCTTTCTTTAACTGTATTTGTCCTATCTTTAACTGTATTTACTATTTCTTCATTATTATTATTCACACATTTATTAACTTTATTCACACATTTATTAACTTTTCCTTCTTTATTATCAGGAACTATATTAAGCCTATTGGTTGTAGGAAACAGTAACGGTATTAATGATTCCTTATAGAACCAATCAAAATAGTCACTACAAAAAGCCTTAAATTTTTCATTTTTAGTATCTTTCATTGTATAACCTGCTTCGGCATTTATTTCAATTAGTTTAACTATATAATCATCAGTTATCATAAAATCAATTCCAAATACTTCACAACAATACTCACTCTCTTCATAACAGCGTATATGCGGTTTTATTATTTTAGCAACAGCTTCTAAAATTATTTTTATTTGATTATAAACATTGCTATACATATTCTTTGGTAGTATATCTTCTGGAAAATATAAATCCTTAGATGTTGATTTAACATGTGTATCATGTATATCCTTATTGGTCCAATCACCTTTTTTATATTTTAAATTAGCAGTTATAACCCTACCCTTTTCCCAAAATGACCATGTTAAATCAGAATTAATTAATATATACATTCTAATATGACACTTCTTACCTTCATATAGCAACGGATTTTGTATATATTCAGAAATAATAATGTTTTTAAACCTTCGTGATAGGATCACACGTGCTTCTTCTAATTCCCTATCATTTGTTACAACCGTTACACCAACACCGGCACATGCACCATGTCCAGCGGGTTTAACAATATAAACCACTTGGTTTTCTTTGGTACCATTACTGCTTTGATATGATGATATGGTTTCGTTGGTTGTATCGGTTGTATCGGTTGTAAGGGTTGTATCAGTTGTAAGGGTTGTATCAGTTGTAAGGGTCATATGAGTCGTGGGGTGCATAGGGGGCGTTGAGGTCATAATGGATCTAACATTTTTAAGTAATAAAGTTTTAGCCATATGTTTAGAGCAAATATCTGGAAAATATTTATTCATATTAATATACAATTGTTGTTTATTGGTTATAACATCTTTACCTTGCATATGACTTTTATCTCTCCATAATAATGTTTTTAATGTTGATTTAATTTGATACAAGTCTTTATCAAATCTATTACCTTCTTCATTAGATTGTCCCATCCAAAAAAAATCGACATATTTATTAGGAGTTGCCAATACTTGTTGCTTACTAACTTCCTTAAAGCCATTACCATTTAATATTTCTCGTAATCTATCATGATACAGTCCTTGATTATCTGATATTAAATATGTTCTACTTGTACCTGAACCTGTCATGTCCATATCAACGCTCATATCCATATCCTTATCAACGCCCATAGATGTATTTTTTAATAACATATATTTTTTTTTATATTTTAGGTATTTTGAATAATAATCTATAAATGTATCCATTTATTATATATTACAATAATATAAAAATATGTACTAATAATTTAATAAAATTTAATAACTATTTATAATAAATATTATGTTTTGTTATAAATTATATTTATTATAAATATTTTTGTATAATTATAATTTATAAATGGATATAGATTATAATAATATAAACACGTTAATTAAAATTTTATATGAATTTGTATATTCTCCAAATAAGGATACATATAAAAATTATTTATTTGAAGAAATTGATATAAATTTAATAGAATTAAGTGAATTAGTTAAAAATAATTTTAGTTATGATTGTATTCTTAAAAATAAAGTAAATGTTATGGACACCTTTATTATGAATGCATTAACTACAAATGCATTAACTACAAATGCATTAACTACAAATGCATTAACTACAAATGCATTAACTACAAATGCATTAACTACAAATGCATTAACTACAAATACATTAACTACAGATTCATTAAATTCAGATGCATTAAAAACAACTGCATTAACTACAACTGATTCTAATATTAAAAAAATGATAACAACAATCGATTTATGTAAAGATAAATCAAGTGTTATTGCAGTATTTCAAAAACATGGTAATAATAATAAGGATACTGTAAAATTAATAGATATATATTATGAATTACTTTTACAGCATGTTATATCATCATTTGTAATTGTTAATAAAATACCGTTTTATTTATTAAACATTTGTAACTTTAATATTTCATATAAACAACTTGAAAAACATAATAATATTAAAAGTTTATTAGTTAAAAATTTTGATTTAACTGATTATGAAGATCGTAATAGTTTATTTTGTATAAGTTTATATGAAAATTATTTTGATTCATTAACGCTTGTAAAATATTTACAAAGTGATTTATCAAATGATGAATTGACTGATATTATTTTCCAAGTATTATTTTCATATGCATACTTATCATTTAAATTAAATAACTTTAGACATAATGATTTTTCTATACATTCATTTATTGTTAATAAACTACCAAAAACAACTATTTATAATGTAAGTATAGGTGATAATAACTTTACTTTAAAAACAAACATTGTATGTAAATTATTTAATTTTAGAAAATCACAGATAGATGGATTTAAAAATATTTATAATTATACAATAAATTCAAGTTATGATATATACTATTTCCTAAAATCTATTCATGATTTTACATATAAAAATAAAAAAAATTATGATAAAATTAAAATAATTATAAGTAATATTATTCCATTTAAATTCTTAGATATGGAATTAATGGATGAAGAAATGTTTATGAATAAATATGTTGATACAATTATACCATTACAAATATTATTAAAAAATAATTTCTTTACCAAATTTATAAATATGAAAGATAATATAAGTCGTAATATTATAGATATTGTGAATAGTCCAACTGAACAACCTGCTAATAACAATAGGCGTTTACTTGCTTTAAAAGAATCAGGTTCCAAGACTAAATCAAAGTCAGCATCTAAAAAGTCAGCATCTAAAAAATCTGGATCTAAAAAATCTGGATCTAAAAAATCTAAATCTAAGTTATCGCGTTTATCATCAGGGGATGGGGAAGAAGAGGTAAAAAAAGAGAAAAAGAAAGAAGATGATGACGAGGAGGAAGAGGTAAAAAAAGAGAAAAAGAAAGAAGAAGATGAGGAAGAGGAGGAAGAGGTAGAAAAGGAGGAGGAAGAGGTAGAAAAGGAAGAAGAAGAAAAGGAGGAAGAAGAGGAAGAGGAGGATAACGACTTTGTATCTAATAACATAGGGGAAGAAGAAGATGATATAGGAGATGTCGGAGAAAGCGACGATGAGAGTGATTTAAAATCTGAAATTAAAAATCTTAAAAAGCAATTATTATTAAAAGAAATGAAGTTAAATAAAAAAGATGGTAAAATAAAAAGAGTAAATAATAAAAAAATATTTAAATCATTAAAAAATGTAATTACACTAAATAATAATGCAGAAGATTCATTAACAACATTATCATTAGGCGGTGCAACGGACATAAATCAAAACCAAAATCAAAATCAGTTTATAAGTACGGGAAATCCTAAAATGGATATGATACTTAAAAATGTAGATAGTAATAAACTTATACCAATATTACCTGAAATGGAAGGTATGTTTAATACAAATGAACAACTAAATAATACAAACCAACACCAAAATAATACAAACCAACAAGAGTATGGTAATATGGAGATGTCAAAAGCACCTTTAATGCCAATGCAACAAGTTAATTTAGAAGAATTATCCAAAAATCCTAATTTAGGAAGTGCTGTATTAAGTTTAAAAAATAATACACCATCTCATATTAATGGTTTAGGATCCGCTATGAATGGTTTAGGATCTGCTATGAATGGTTTAGGATCCGCTATGAATGGTTTAGGATCTGCTATGAATGGTTTAGGATCAACTGAAGCAATGAATCAAGGTGCTATAAATGGTTTAGGATCAACAGGTGCTATGAATGGTTTAGGATCAATGGGTGCTATGAATGGTTTAGGATCAACAGGTGCTATGAATGGTTTAGGATCAATGGGTGCTGTAAATGGTTTAGGATCAATGGGTGCTATGAATGGTTTAGGATCAATGGGTGCTATGAATGGTTTAGGATCAATGGGTGCAATGAATCCAGGTGCTATGTATGGTGGAAAAAAAAATAAATACATATTAATTAAAAAACAAAATTTTTTTTTAACCAAAAAATAAATAACATATTAAAGGATAACACTGAACAATTTGGAGGTAAAGGTAAAATTATACCTTCTTTTTCATCATTTACAAAAACACCGCCATATAAATTAAGTGCAGAAGAACCTACAAAACCACAATTTAATCCAAATTTTCAACAGCAACAGCAACAGCAACAGGGACAACCTCAAAAACAGCATCCATCGATACCGGGAAGTAATTTAATAGTGGATCTCCAAGTCTTTAAAGATCAACCGCCTAAAAAGCCTTCATTAATTCCTGAAGATGCAAAAATTCCTATTTTACCAATTATAACACCATCTGTATATTATCCTCCACAATTTCTGAGTCAAATGCAGCAATTAGCAAATCCTGCTCCATTATTTTATACTAAACATGATATTCACATTGGAGGACCAGATGCTGATCATTTTGCTGCATCAATGATTTATGAAGATGCAATGCCACCAGAAACAATTTTTAAATCATACAAGACATTAAAAGAAAGAAATAATTTGAGTGAATACATAAGAGGTGCATTTATACAAGAATATGATGGTGAACCTATAACATTTGATGGTGGTAAAAGTAGTTTAAATTCAAGACTAAAATTTTTAGAACTTAATCCATTTAATAGTAATCAATATGATAACAATCCATATACAGGATTACCAAGAAATTTACTTATATATAATTCATGTTATCCAATAACATATGATAAAAACGAAGCTTCTGCACAATGTAAGAAAAATTCTATAGGTATAAATATTAGATTATATGCATTATCATTACTTGAAGCATTTTTTATAGATTTTAAAGATGAAAATTTTGAACAAGAACCTCAACATAATCCACCATGTACAAGTTATAGTTATACTACTTTATCTAATAGTTTATCAAATTTAAATCCAATGTTTGTAAAAGATTTGCTTGATTGTGTTAAAGATAAAAATAGAACTGATTATGATGTATGGCGAGAATTATATTATTATGCATATATTCGTAATGTAATTAGTAAAAAATTTATATCACCAAATTTTCTTAAAGCATATTGTCTTTTTATTCACAGGGATTCTAAAATTAAATTTCCAAATTATTATAATTTATTGGCAACGACTGTGCCAAATTCTATTTGTGAAAATACTCGTTCTAATAAAGTATTAGTTTTATTAACAGAATCGCCAAATTATAATTTATATACTTGGTCTTCTGATTTATATGAAATGGATAGAAATATACAAAAACAATTATATATTGGATTTAAAACAAATAATAGATGGAAATCTGTAATTGCACAAATAGTAACTGTCTTCTATGTTATGTCCAAATATAAATTTACAATAAATAAAATGTCATTAAGTAAAAATTTTTATATTAAAGATGTTCCGCCAAATCCAGATACAACGCAATATTGGAAATATAATATAGAAGGCGTAGATTATTTTATACCAAATCACGGAGACTTGTTATTATTTGATACAGATTTTCATGATATAAATAATAAAGATGAATACAAAATATGTGGAGAATTTTTATTAAAATGTGATAATTTATCTAAAAATCATAAAAAGATGCAATCAATTAATATAATAGAATCATTAATAAGAACAAATGCATTAGAATGTTTAACACCTAATGCATTTGGACAAGCATTTACATCATGCGGAGGTATCATACCACCAACTGATATAATGGAATTACTTGGACAAATACATACTGATATAAGTAATGGTAAAACATATGAAGAAATTATGAGAATACATTTTACAGATTACGTGCATAATAGAGTTGGAACTTCACTTAGACATAGTGAAATATCATATGTTAAAAAAATAGGTAGTAAATCATTTCGTAAAGGTGAACTTGTTATATATGAACCAGAATATGAAAAATATGAAATAGTTATATATATTCAAGATTGTGATACATATACATGTAAATGCATTAGACGCATTGATGGAATTTTAACCCAAGATGATATAGGTAAAGATATATTATATCACTATTCAAATAGTGAATCAATATATCAAGATTCGAGTGCTGGACAATCTGCTATAAATGCAAGTTATATTATAGAGTCTTATGTCCTGTAACCACCACCACCACCACCACCGCCACCACCAAAGGTGCCTTCGGCAAAGGTGCCTTCAGCAAAGGTGCCTTCGGCAAAGGTGCCTTCAGCAAAGGTGCCTTCAGCAAAGGTGCCTTCGGCAAAGGTGCCTTCATATCCATACTTTTTATTTTCTTTTATAATCATCATCATTATAAAGGTATATTTTAATTTATTTTTTTATAATATAAATATAGAAATGAATAAAAAAAATTATCACAAAACAGAATCAATTAAAAGAAAACAGTTTATTCAACCAGGCGGGACCTTATCATTATTTAATCAATTAGAAGATGATATAACTCAACCTGTAAATAATGATGGTCAGGGAGTAGATGGTCAGGGAGTAGATGGTCAAGGAGTAGATGGTCAAGGAGTAGATATACAGGGAGTAGGTAGTCAGGAAGTAGATGACCAAAGGAGCAATAACGGTTATAATAGTTTGTATGACAATGATAATGATTTTTTAATATTATCAAATTTGACAGTATTATCAAAAATACAAAAATATGACAAATTAATAATTGTAAAATATAAGGAAAAAGCAAATGAAAAAATAGATTTTGAAATAAAGATAGATAATACATATATAAAATCTATTAGTAGATGGTTATATGGTCATACACGTCATATAACTATTGATTATATAAACAAATTAATAGATATAGCAATTAGTTTATATTATGAAAATAGTAATAATAATATAATAATGACAATGAATAAATATGTTTTATTATTAGAAAATGCAAAATTAGGTTTATCAAATCTTAAATTTACATATAATTATGATCAAACAATAATATCTAACTTGGATGTAATTATAGAAAAAATAGATATGTTTAAGAAAGGTTTGTAATTATAAGAGGTATATATTTTAGAAGCATAAACACTTTATATATACTACACTTTGAATATAAAAAATAATATTATAAGCATTATTTTTAAGTTTCATTTATTGTATATAATATATATATATATATATAATATATCATGTACTACAGTTTCATTGATAATTATAAAAATACAACTTTTAATAATAATAGCAACAATAATGTATTTTCAAATTTAGAAACAACAAATGATATTAAAAATTATAACTCATTTACTATAAAAGAAGAAAAAACTAATTGGACAACAGGGGGAAGTATACAAAAAACGTTATTACAAGGAACATATACACCAACACCACTTGGTGAATTATTCTTTTCATATGAAAATATTAAAAGAATACAGGATGCAATTAAAAGAGAAATATTAATTAAATCTAATGGTAAATACAAATTAGTAATAGATCAAGATGAATCTGATTTATTAGTTGTTATGAGAGCTGTTTATATTACAGATGCAATAAATTCTCCATATAAAGTGGTTCATCAAGTAAAAGAACTTAACAAATGCGTATTACGTCGTATTATAGATGAAATGATTACTAATATTAAACAGAATGAAGAATATTTAAAAGTTATTGATCAACCAATTGAACCAATCGCATTACCAGTTAATGTTTCAAGAGCAGGTAGATTATCATTACCTTCGGTTACAACCACCTTTTTCTAAAAACTTAATTATAAAACTAAGTTTATAAATTGAAATTTATTATTTTGCATATACTACTAGTCACCTAGTCACCTAGTCACCTATCCTGTACTCATAAATGAAATGACATTTAGACCATTGTGGTGTATACGAATAATGTACCATTTGATCTACCTGCACTCATAAATGAATCAACATTTAGACCACTGTAAAGAACTAATCCCATTGGTTCAATACGTCCAGGTACAGCATTATTTGTAAGTGTACGAGCACATAATGGTGCATATTTGTAACCACCATCTCTTCCTTGTGTTAATTGTGCTACAACATATGTACTGCAACCAATAATTAAATCATTAACACCTGAACGTACTGTTTCAAGTGCAACAATTGATTTAAGGGTAAATCTTTGGGTTGCAATATCTACATATCTATCAAAATCAACAGGTGTTTGGTTAATTCTCTCATATGAACTCATAGTCATAGGTAATATAGCTACAGTGTATGGACTAGTAATTCTATTAAGATCAACTTGATGAAATCTTCTATGAACATAAAATACGACTAATTCTCTGCTATATAAGACTTGTTGTTGTTTAATAGTAACTTGTCCTTTATGCATAAAAAATTGTTGTTGTTGTAATGCATCACTTAATCTTACTACTGGATTTGCAGGTAAAACAGCATTTACACCAAAAGTTTTAATTCTCATACATAACATAGAAACAGTGGTAATATGAGAAGCAGAAATTCCAGATAAAGCAGAGCAATTTGTGGTTAAGCTATTAACTCCATAAATTGGTGCAGTATTTACAATAGTTGGTCTTAAAGAGAAAGCACCAAATAATTTTCTCATTATAGTACCTTCATCTTTAACATAAGCAAAATCAGCAGCATCAAATACATTAGACTTGCAATTATCAATAGCTAAAATAAAAGAACTTAAATCATCGGTATAATACTTACCTTGTCTTAAGTTAAGAACTGCTTGCCATAATTTAGTTTGAACTTGACATCTGTTTAATAAATCAGCAAATGGTTTGGGCTTTCCACCAGTGCATGCTGTTTCAGCAGGGTCTAATGACATATCCATAAATAATTCATATTCAGGCTGGGTTGTTAATTCATTACCGTTATATTTTTGTGCAATTATATTAGAAATTGATGCTTGTAACATATGTGCATCTAATAATTCAATTTTGGGTAAAAATAATGCAACAACTACTGGATGAATAAATGAAAATATATTAACCTTAGATTTATCAACTGCACCACTAAGAGCTCTGGTTGAAACATCAGTATACACTAATGATTGTAAAGAAACTTGATTATGTAATTCCTTAGTTAATCCGTTTAATTGTAAAATTGCTTGTAAGTGCTCCATTTCATCGGGTTTAACAACAATTTTACCACCAAGGTTTAAACTAGCTGGTTCAAAACCTAATGCTTTGCTCATTTCAGTATATGGTTGTTCATATTCAATAACACTGTGTTTATTAGTATTAATCTTGAATAATAAATTGATAATTAAATTCATTTCAGAATCAGTAATATTGTATTTGGTCTTATATGGTGTAATTTTTTTAATGTACTCTTTAACACTGAGGTTGGGGTATTTAAAAATTAATTTGTTCTTGATTTTCTCAGCAACGCGTTTAACTCTGTCCATTTTTTCGTGAAAACGAGATAAAATTAAATCCTTAACTTCTTCATCCTTGTACTTTGTTTGAAGTTCTTTAACAATTCTATATTTAGAGTCAGGAACTTCAGAATATTTTTTAATTAATTTATCAACTTCATTTTCCATGTCAGCTGTTGTATTAGAACTTTTACTTAATGTAGCTTGATTAGACATACTTGTATATATAATAAATAATATATTTTTTTTATAAAAAATCAATTATATATTTTTTTTTATAAATATAAAAATTATTAATAGGTCTATATTCTCATTTAATTATATCATTAATGTATATAAATTCTTCTATAGATTTATTGCGAGTATTATAATTATTTATCTTATTATTTTTATCATTTGTTTTATTAATATTCTTTTTATTCATTTTCTTTACAGATGTTCTATTTAAATCTACTGCAAAACATATTTTTCTATTTATATTATTATTACTATATTTATTTATATAATATGAAGGTATTGCTGTTGATTTATAACCATGAATTTCTAATAAATCCCAATTTTGTTCTCCATGAATATAATTTTCTAATAAATCAGCTTTTGATAGAATATCTATAATTTTATAATAGTATTCTTGTTTTATATATTCATGATAATTTTCATGTATCATTAACGGCATTAATACTTTTTGTGATTCAAATAATTCTAAGCAGTTATCTATATTAACATATTCTGACAACATTTTTTCAGTTGCTTTATACAAATCATAATTTTGGTCCTTTCTTTTCATTATATCCATAAAATTTGTTAATATACCTAAATCTATTTTACTATTTGAATAATTAATTTTTAATTCGTCCAATTGTATTAATATTTTTCTTAAATCAGTTTGACAATAATCTATAAATGTTGATATTATATTATAATCTAACATTATTTTTTCATTTTTACATATATTATATACCCATTTTACAATTTCACTTGGAAATGGCGGATATATCTTAATCTCATTTGAATATTTTTTTGTCTCATTTATTTGTTTATTATGTTGATTATTTGTAACAATAATTATTGGCATCCATCTATTATAATTATTTTCTTTAATTATATTAAAAATACTTACTTTATCATTTAATGTAATAATAGACTCGTATTCATCAATAACTAAAACTTTTCTGTTTTTTTTACAATTTATATCATTTATAGCCAATTTTGATATTAGTTCACTATTTATATCAACCTTTGAATCAAAATTATTTAAATTTATTATATCATAATTACCAGTCTTTAAAATTAAATTTACAATTGATGATTTACCACAACCGTGTGACCCCGTTATTAATAAATTTCCTTTCCTTTTACTGTATTCTAAATCAAGAGGAGATATATTAACTAATTTCTTTTTTCTTCCTTTTGATGATTTTTTTAATAATCCATTGTTTTTTAAAGATTCTTTAACATCTTCATATGTTTCTAACCAATTTGTTATCGTATCTATCGCTTTTACAGAACCAATTATTTGTGATAATTTCGTTGGATTATATTTAGTTTGTATTGACATATTATATTTGTAGTTTGATTGTATATATTATATATAGTATATAACTTATAAATCAAATTTTTATATAAAAATATAAGCACGTTTGATACACACCTTTACTGACAAAACTGTATCTATATAATTTGATATATATAGTTAAATAATTTGATATATATAAAGTAAATAATTAAAGAAAATATATTTATGTTATGTTATATTATATTATATTATAGATGAATTTTGAACAAAAGTATTTAAAGTACAAAGAAAAATATTTATCTTTTAAGAAAAGTATGTTGACACAAAGTAATATCCTATCAAATAATTTTAATCTTAAATTTAGTAATCAAAAGCAATCAGGTGGTGCTTATGAAAAATATATATTATTATCTTGTCCAGAATTTAATCCCTTAGTAGATGATATATTAATAGCAGATGGTGCATCTGAAGATATTAAAGAAAAAGAAACACCAATTCAACTTACTAGTACAGATACTGTAAAATATGAATTATTCTTAAAAGATATAGGAGTAGATTCTATAAAAGCAGCTTCTGAACTCGAAAAATATAAGAATTTATTCCTTCGTTATATAAATAATACTGAAACATCACATTTTTTTCGTGGATATATTAATTGGAAGTTATATTCAGATAAAACACCAGATCTAAAAATGAATGCTAATACTACTAAAAAATTACGCGGTGCTAAAGTTATATATTTTGCATACTTTTCATTTAATGAATCAGCATCTACACCAGTATCTACACCAGCATCTACACCAGTATCTACACCAGTATCTACACCAGCATCTACACCAATTATTGATCAATTTTTATTCTTAAATGCTCTAAACCATTATGGAGTTGCTGAAATAAATATTGTTCTTCCATATTTTCCTGTAGGAACTATGGAAAGAATAGTTGGAGAAGGTGAAATACCAACTGCTTATTCTTTAGCTCATCTTCTAAACAGTATTCCAGAAGGTGCTGCTAAAAATAATTTATATATGTTTGATATTCATGCTTTATGTTCTCGTTTCTTTTTTCATACAAACACAAGACCAATTTTATTAACTATAATGCCCGAATATTTAAGTCATATTGAAACGAAATATCGTGAAAGTGAAAGTGAATTTGTGAATGGTAAAAAAAGGGAACCCCGTTTTGTTAGCGATGACTATAATATAATTGTATTTCCAGATGATGGAGCACAAAAAAGATTTGGAAAAATGATACCAGAAGGCTTTAAAACTATTACTTGCACTAAAATTCGTAATGGAGAATTACGTACTATTAAAATAGATCAAGAAGGATTAAAAAATTTAGACCCTGTAAAAACAACTGGTAAAACTGTAAATCTCTTTATAATTGATGATTTAGTTCAATCTGGTGGAACCTTATTAGAAACATGTGATGGTCTTAGAAGCGAATTAGCTAATTCTAGGTACGCATTACTAGAAGGAAAAATTAGGTATATAACTATGGTTACTTATTCGGTATTTCCAAATGATACAGATATTACTAATTTCTTTACTCGTGATAAATATCCAGCTAATTTACAAAAAATGATAGCTACTGAAGCAAAAAAAGCAGCTGAAGAAAGTAGAGAACCCGTTCTAATTCCAGAAATAGTTCCAGTACAAATTCACGAATTAATAACAACAAATAGTAGACCATTAAGAACCGCATTTATACAAAAAAATTATCCAAGCCGCGTTAAAGTAATAAATTTAGCACCATCATTAAATACAATATTTACTAAGAGTGAAAATACGGATTATTATGGAAGATTCTCTATATCATGAACTGAAATGAACTGAACTGAAATGAACTGAACTGAAATGAACTGAAATGAACTGAAATGAACTGAACTGAACTGAACTGAAATGAACTTAACTGAACTGAACTGAAATGAGATGTATTGAAATTTAAATCAACATAAAAAAATAATATATTTAGTCAATATATTATACACTATTTATATAAATTATACAAAATCTATATAAATTATAACAACCACTTGCACCACCAAAGGTGCCTATTGTGTTACCATTCACAATCATATTTACATAAATATTTATAAAACGTTTATGTTGTCATTTACAAAACTATAAAGGAATCATGCATCTACTATCGGTCATGTCGTTTACAACAACCACATAATGGTTTCGGGATTAGCATGCCATATTCTACACGATGGTGATTCCTACATGGACACTGACATCGCATCAGGTGCTTAATTTTCCGCATTGGAAGCCTCCCAGAGAGGTATGATGAAATGTCCTCAATGCGGACACCTGTTGCACGCGAAACATGCCAGCACACCTCGCGGATATAGTTTGCAAAATCTGGCGGAATTATGGACAGATATGTCCATACGGGATGCATGATGAGAATTTTCACGAGCAATTCGTATAACGCTCGTTCAGTTATATCATCGCTATACCTAAACCCAATGTCCTTACGGATACCATCAAGCTTCTGTAGCAAATAGGTGTGATTTTGGCTCTTATGACTAACCATTGTATTGGATAGAGCTAATAAAAGTTAATAAAAATTTATAAAATTTCAATTTTTATTAAATAATAAAATTATGTCTATATTATACCAGAATATATAAAATTATATGCATTAATTACCTTATTTAGTGATGTTAATTGTATATATTTACAACCTTTACTATGAATATCGCCAAAGGTGCCTTTAGTATCATTATTACCATTATCGTGGTTATCGTGGTTATTAGTATACCCGATTATGTTATAATAGTGTAAACACCATATCAAATTATTGTAATAATCATTAAATCTCTCCATTGTAATATTATCATAATTAAATTTACATTTGGCATTTATAATGTAACATGATATGAATAAAACAAGATTATCATAATTAACTTTATTATTTATTATAATCCTATTTCCATCGGGCACCAAAGGTACCTGTATGAAAGTATGTTTATATGTTTCAATTAACTTTTTATAATTAACTTGTCCTATACATGGTAAAAAATCATTTCCCATAAGCAGTAATAATAATAAATAATCACGTCCAAATATATCATGTTTCTTAACTAATTTATTTATATTTATTATTTTTAAAGGCCTTAAATTACATAATATATCTATATCGCCTACGCCGCCGCTGCTATCTCCCCCAATGCCCCCTACTCCCCCTACTCCCCCTACTCCCTCTATACCATTGAGTTTATCTTTGTTTTGAAGGAGTGTATTTTTGTTTTGAAGGAGTTTATTTTTGTTTTGAAGGAGTGTATCTTTGTTTTGAAGGTGTGTATTATAACTAATAAGAATCATATCAGTATCCTTACTTAAAATGCATATCTTATTTTTATTATTAGCAATCAAATTTAAAATTTTAATATCTGCTTCACCATCAACATAATCATCATTTACTATAATTACAAATTGTTGTTTGAATGGTGAAATATATGTATTTAGAACCCGAATAAGATTATCTTTGAAAAATTGTATTATTCTTGATTTAGGTGCAATTTGTTGTTTATCATAGTCAGAACTATTTACAGATTGCATTCTCTTAGTTTGAGTTTCTAATTTTGGATTTGTATCATACTGTTTATCATAATTACCATCAAATATTAAATGTATTTGCTTCTTTATAGTTACTGATTCAAATAAATACTTAATAAAATTAGCTATCTTAACTTGAAGATCTATATCCGATGTACAATTATATATTAAATAATGAATTACATAATTACAATCTATATATAACATATCATATTCTTTGTGTTTTATAATGTCATCTTGCTTTAATTCTTTCAAATAATTTTTAATACCCATAACTACCAATGCTTACTGATATATGTATAAGGTTTATAAGGTTTATAAGGTTTATAAGGTTTATAAGGTTTATAAGGTTTATAAGGTTTATAAGGTTTATACGGTTTATAGGATTATAGGATTTAGTAATAACATTTTGATTATACATATATATAATCAATTTTTAAAGATATTTGCCATAGGTACTATCTAAACATAATTATACTTTCTTCTAATGATGATTTAATATTATTTTTAATAGTAAAATTGTAATAACTATTATCTATTGAATATGTTAAATATTGACCACATGCCTCTATGGTCCCTGTATCCTCAATGACATTATTGGTCCCTACAGCCTCAATTACATTATTAGTTCCTGTATATGCTTTGGTTACTTCCACACTCTTTGTATCATTTTTATGTAGGGGTTCATAGGGTCTAGAGGGTTTAGTGTTACCATTATTTAAAAAGATTATACTATAATCACGAGAATCAATATATATACGTTTACTACGAATATAATAATTAATTATATTATTGATAATATGAAATATATATGAATTAATAAGTATGGTACTAATATTAAAATTATTGACAATAGTTAAAAGTGTGAATAATAAAAATATTTTTTTATGATATAATTGGTAACGAAGGTGGTATAGCATAGGTATTAATGACATTATGGTTATAGTGCCAAAGATATACATAGTGGTTACAGAAATAGAAGTTATAAGAGCTATTAAAGTGGTAACAGTGGCAAATATTATGACCAGTATTATATTAGTACAATCTGTATGAATTTTTATTATAAAATCTTGTTGTTTCCATATTTTTTGTAATATAGAAAACGTTAAATCATTAAATAAAAGTGGATATCCAAATACAGTTATAAAACTTATTATTAAAATTTCTTGATTGTAAAGTATAGATAATACAAATGATAATAATAAATTTGTAACTTTATAGCAATGCTTTCTACTATTTACTGTCTTTATTTTATGTATTATAAATGATAATAAATGTACCAAAGGTACCTTCGGCACCAAGTTAAAGCAATGTGTTCCGTCACTATTTGTATATAACGGTGAACTATTTATATATAACGGTGATCTATTTGTATATAATGGTGAACTATTTGTATATAACGGTGATCTATATATTTCAAATGATGCATATAATACAGGCACTAAGAATAAAGGTAAAATAAATCCAAAAGACCACAAACTAAAAAAATATAATATTTTAAATTGCAATGATTTTATATAGGAGCCGCTAACTTTATTGCTATAATCAATATATACAATTTTAAGACTATTTGTAAATTGTACATCATATAACTTATCCCATGATTTATTTATAATTATATTTTTAATATTATCTTTTGCTTCTTGTAATGAGAGTGTATTAATTTTAACACCTGTCTTATATGTATAGAATTTTTTAATAACATTGTAAGACATATTAGAATAATTCTGTTTAAGATAATTAACAGCCGTTATAATTAATAAATTTTTTATTACTGACCAACACATACTTTCAATATTATTAACTGAGGACCATAAAGGTATAATTTCTTTATAATGAATTTTTAAATCATTATTACTATATTTTTTAATATATTTTGATATTTGTTTTGATAAGAATTTCTTTAAAAATAAATTTTTTTTTTCTTTTATATATTGTCCATAATTTGATGTATTTATCTTATATACAATTGGAGGTATAATAAGTAGATATATGATTATCGTACGTATAAATAATGTTAGTGGAAGTAATATGAAAGCAACAAAATTTAAAAGCAAATAATACTCGTATCTTGATATAAGATCTATATTATATATATCTGGAATATTTGTTATAATATTACTCTCAGTTAAATCTTTTTTAATATAATATTTTGCAAAATGTACACCATTAAATATACCATCAAAACTTATAGATAATATAAATAAATTAGGATTAATATATACACTACTATACACAAATAATATAAACATAATGAAATATATAAAACTTGCTTTATTATAATCTCCTTTTTTTATATTGGATATTGTATTTTTTATAGGATTATAAATTTTATCAATGTTCATCTATACTTTATTATATTCTATATATATTATTAAATTACGATTGAAGATTGTACCCGTATATATAGAATACAGTACTTTTTGTTAACACCTGTTCATAATCACCCATATCACCTTAAATTTATAATTAATAATAATTATAATAAATGTTAATTATAATAAATATTAATTATAATTAATAATGAAAAATATTATTTTTATAGATTGGGATGATACATTATTTCCTACAACGTGGGTGAATAAAAATAAAATAAATTGTTTAGATAAAAATGATGTAAATAAATATAAACTAATTTTTTTAGAATTAGATAAAAGTATAAGTAATTTATTAGAAACTATTACTAAAAATAATGATAACTTTGTATATATTGTATCAAATGCAAATAAAAAATGGATAGAAATGGCATTAACCCCTTTACCTATAACATCTTCTATAATTAATAAAACATCGCTTAATACCACTAACAATAATACCACTAACAATAATACCACTAACAATAATACCACTAACAATAATACCACTAACAATAATGATATTGTTATAATATCTGCAAAAGATAAATACAATGAAAAATATAGTTCTCCTATTGACTGGAAGATATTAACATTTAAAGATATAATTAATGATGTATATAAAATTAATACAAACGGTGCATCTGATGCATCAGGGCCATCGGGGGACTATGCATACATAAAAAGTACGAGTAACGAGTTCAAAGAGAGTAAGGGGATTGGAAGTAAGTTTTGCGGGTCAATCGTATCAATAGGTGATGCACAATATGAATATACAGCATTAGTAAAATTATATGATTATTTTAAGAATATTGGTTATACTATCCACCAAAGGTCCCTTCGGGACCAAATGTCCCTTTGGGACCAAAGTAGCATACATACCGTACTAGATGATAATATTAGTGAGTACAAAAAAGCTCTAGTTCATAGAGGAAAAGGAGAATATTTATTAAAAAGTATAAAATTTATTGATAAACCAGAGTTTGATGTACTTATTAATCAATTACACGAGTTAAACCAACATATTATTAATATAATAAATATCAGGGAAGTGGTTGATGTTACTTTTGCAGATTAAAAAAAGCATGTTTTCACATCATGTGACCTTTGCAAGTCACTACAATTTATTTGCATAATTCATGCCACATCCTCCAAGGCATGGTCCCTCGTAGCCGATTGGGATGGATGCACCGCATAGGGTAGTAGTGTTGGTGGATTTGTATGACTGACATGTATATGGCATTTGGGTTAGAGGTTGGGTTGTTTGTAATTCTTATTGATAAAATGGGTTGTCATCCGGTACAATTATTTCGTAGTACTGCAACCCACACTGAGGACACACCCCTGCAAAGGGGTTAGGGTGTATTGCGGGGCACTGTTCGCCCTCATATATTCCTATACACTGGTGGGTAGTGTCCTGCTTGGCAGGTTCTTTAGGAATTGGTGCCTGCCAGCGTTGTAGCGGTAAGGTGTCATCGAGTAGGTCAGACATATCAAATTTTTTGTACTCCAGCTCACACTGAGGACACGCCCCCTCAAAGTCATTAGGGTGTATTACAGGGCACTGTTCACCGCCCCCTATTCCTCCTATACACTGATAGGTAGGTTCTTCATTTGAAGGTATAACGTATGCCTTTGGTTGAACGTATGCCTTTGGTTGAACGTATGCCATTTTCGTCAATGGTTCTTATTGATAAGAATGCATTTTAAACTGTTAAAAATTTCATTTTTTTGTATATAAGGTTATTAACAAAAAAATAGAAGTACTTGATGTTACTTTTAGAGAGGGAACAAAAGAAGTAATTGCACTGTATCAGCCTACAGCACAAAAATGCAAGGTTTATTTGTTTTGCCACCATGGGTAAGGGTTGGACCACCCATTGGCTTGGGCGATGTCTGCATCGTCGTGAAAAAAAGGGCAAGTGCCCCCATTTTCGAGGTTTCGACAGTTTCCCCCAAAGCGACACCATATACTTGAGGTATTTGATTTATGCGGCATGATGTTGGTTATGATGTTGGTTTTGTTGTTAATTCTTATTGATAATAAAGCATTTTAAACTGTTAAAAATTTCACTTTTTTTTATAATATATATGAAATAACGTATACTTTACCTCTTTAGAGGTAATGATGAAATTTATATATAACAATAGGTATAATTATCAATTTACTACATATTGTTATATATAAAATATTGATTTT